GGCGCGGAAAACCTACTGAACAATGTCCCGACAGTTTACGATATAGGGCAATCGGCAACAGTATGGCAGTCCCTGTCATGCGCTGGATCGGAGAAAGGATTAAAAGGAGTAAAGTATGAACACAAAAGCTCAAGAATATTACACAAAATTTATCAATGAAGTTTCTGAAATTCTTGGTGTTGGTAAGCCGGCTGATATTTTAAGGCTTTGTAAAGCAGCAAGCATATTTGAGTATGAAATCAGAGAGCAAGCCTTTATCGCTGGCAGAGAATACGAAAGAGCAAAGCAGGAGGAGATAGTCAATGAAAAAGATATATCACTTTAATTATGATTATGGCGTTGCAGAAGTTACAATTGCTGTCGATACAGATATTCTTACAGAAGAACCCGCCTGTGCCATATTAGATTTCTACGGTTGGTATTACGACAAAGAAACAGATCGTATTGGCGAAGTTGTAAAGATGTGCGCTATGGAGGTAATAAGGGCGGGAGTGCGGTGCGGCAATGACTTAACAGCAATAAAAGAATACGTAAAAGAGAACAGTGAATTAGATTTATTAGGAGATAAATCAGGAATAAAAGTTATTGCTTTCGAGCCTTTTCAATTTGATGAGGTACGTTTGGAACTTGAAGAAATAGAAACAGTGGAGAAATGAAATGCCGTTAAATAAATCGACCGGAAATATGTATGACTTTATAACTCACACTTGGAACACAATTAAGGGTGAATGTCCGCACGGATGCAGCTACTGTTATATGAAACGCTGGGGCAAACAGCCGCCTTTGCATTTTGACGAAAAGGAATTAAAAACCGATTTAGGAAAAGGAAACTTTATTTTTGTCGGTTCTTCTTGCGATATGTTTGCAGGCGGTATTCCGTATAAGTGGATTAAAAGAACACTTTATTACTGCAATCAGTTTCCTGAAAACAAATATTTTCTTCAAACGAAAAACCCTGATAGATTATTAGGTTTATATGATAATCTACAATCAAATTTTTCGATCTGTACAACTATGGAAACAAATAGATGGTATGAAAATATCATGTTTAATTGTCCAGCACCGAAGAGGAGGTCTCATGACTTGTTGCAGTTCTTCGACTGTAATACCTATATCACAATCGAGCCTATTATGGATTTTGATTTACCCGATTTTGTCGAAATGATTAAGCCGTGTCGACCGATACAAGTCAACATTGGGGCAGACTCAAACCCAAAGCGTAATAAGTTGCCGGAGCCGTCGAAAGAAAAAATCTTAGAGCTTATCGCAGAACTTGAAGAATTTACAACCGTTGTGCAAAAGAAAAATCTTGCACGTCTGCTGAAATAAGAAGGGGACAAAAGAATGAACAAAACACTACAAGACTACATAAAAAACAGCTACGTGTTAAGTTTTGATACAGTTGGCGATGTCGTATTTGATTCTGTCTTTGTAATTCCGTCAAACGAAAAACATTCGAGCGGATACAGAATAATGTATGTCTTTGGGAAAAACAAAGGTAAATTGTATTTCTTATGCGGCGGGTGTGATGTTGTATCGTTTAAAAACGTACCGGAATTACGTTTCGACACAGATGAGAAAGGAGTAACCCATTATTGGAATCGAAACGGAAGAATAAAATGCGACTATGCGGCAAGTAGTTGTGATTTTCACGGGATTTAGATTATTAAGGAGGGAATAACAAATGGCTTTTACTTTTGAAGAATGGGTAGATGAGCATTACAACGATAATCGACCTGTTGAACCGTGTTGTGCTGGCGAGAATCCGGAGCAATGGGCGCAAATAGCTGATTATGCAGAAAAAAAATTAAAAACAGCTTTTATTGCAGGCCAGCAGTCCGTATTAAATAATCAGCAATACGATTCCACCAAAGATACATTATTACATATCAAGCGAGTCAATGAATTGCTATTGTTATTTGCAAAAGAACTAATGGATAGAGCTATCTGCCACGACAATTCTAAACTATATGATCCTGAAAAACCGTTATTTGATAAAATGACACCGCTTTTAAAAGGTTTAACGTATGGAAGTGAAGAATATAAAAAATCATTGGCAGAGTTAAAACCTGCATTAGATCACCATTATTCTCATAACAGTCATCATCCTGAATATTATAAAGATGGGATAAACGATTGTAATTTGTTTGATTTAGTTGAGATGCTTTGTGATTGGAAAGCTGCTTCGGAACGACACGCAGACGGAAATATTTTCAAATCAATTCAAATAAACAAAACTCGCTTTGCGATGGCTGGCCAGTTGGCGAAAATCTTTGAAAATACGGTAAATAAATTATTTGGGTAATCTTAATACAAGGAGCATAAACATGACTTTTAGAGAATATTACATTGAACAGTTCAAGGATTTCGCATTTGTTTGGAAAGCTACAAGAAAAAATAAAAACAGAATACGAATACTTTTTTATGTGATTCTTTTATTATTCAATCCTCCCGTTGTCTATACGATGTATTTATACGACACGGGAAGAATAGAAGTTGATAAGCGTTATGCTGAAAAATATGTAAAGGATTGCAGACAAGCAGATAAAGATTTTGTAGAAAATCGTATAAAATAAAAATGAATAACTTAAGTTCATTGATTATTGAAGGAATAGTTGGAAGCGAACCTGTTGTTACCCTGTCGGAAAAGGGTACACCGATTTGTACTTTTACGTTAATTTCAAAATGTACTTTTCAAGAGATGGATACTCCACAAGAAGATACGATAGAGATGACGGTTGAGGCATGGGCGCGAGTCGCAGAAATATGCGATAAATATTGCATAAAAGGAGGCTCTGTTAAAATTATCGGACGGTTAAAACAAAATGCAACAGATAGCAAGGCTACAGTAATAGCGCATAGTATTGAGTTTAGACCGATAGTAAGAATATAACTTAGGAAAAAGGATAGCAAATAAATGAATATCGGAGATGTGTTTTATCTTGAACGGCATAAGCGCCGTTTAACCTTACATGATGTCGCTTGTAAAATAGGGTGTTCTGCATTGTATCTCTCTCAAATAGAAACAGGTAGAGTATTGCCATTAAAAAGCTATAGTTTATCTAAACTCTGTGAACTATATGGATTAGATAGAAATGAAATATATCGGCTTTCCTGTGAAGAAGCAGAAAAGAAACAAAAAGAAGCACAATCACCTCAAAAACAAACAGGTTCGGTAACGTACAAACATTCCGACCGGCCGCTTTTGGGGCGTGGGTATGTTACGCATTTAATCAATCACGGATAATGCTATGACATACGGATATATTAGAGTAAACACCGGTAAACTATATTATAAGGAAGGTAAATATGGGAGAGAAATATAATAGACAGATTCGTAAAGGAATAAATGGTAATTATAGAACGTCTTTTGAACAGGTAAGAGTTTATATTGAAGCAAAAGCAAGAAGCGCAAACTTCTTTCAGCGGTTACGAATTGCTCTGCGGTATCTGTTCAAAAAAGATTTTAATTGTTTCCTGTAATTTAATTACCGGTTAATGGGGAGTTGATAAAACAAGATGAATAATATTTTAATCGGTGATTGCCGGAATATCTTACCGACATTGGAAACGAAGTCCGTGCAGTGTGTTGTAACAAGTCCGCCGTACTATAATTTGCGCGATTATGGTGTGAATATGCAGATAGGGCAGGAAGCAACATATCAAGAATATATAGACACCCTTGTTTCTGTGTTTCGCGAAGTTCGGCGCGTCTTAAAGGATGACGGTACTGTGTGGCTTAATCTCGGAGACAGTTATGCCGGTAGCGGTACCGTAGCCGAAGCTGCTGCTCTCTTAAATCGGAATTGGCTTGGTATCGATATAAATCCCGATTATGAGCCGCTTTATAAACAGCGATTGGCGTTATTTGCATAGGAGTAATAAAATGACTGCAAAGAAGAGATGCTGCGGCAACTGCATATATTATATAACAGATGAAGATGCCGATGGAAATTTTACGGATTTTCACCACGATAGAAACAAAGATGAAGGTTTTTGTATTATGCGTGATTTGTTTTACACCGTACAGAATGAGGAAAGCCCTTGTGCGGATTGGATATATGATAGTGAATGACATAAAATAGGGAGTATTAGCATGTTAAATCTAAGTAAAAGCGAAAAAGAGAAGTTGATTAAACTGTTGGAAAATGACACATCAACAAAATCAAACGAGTTGCTCATTAAGCGGATTAAAAACTCAATGAAGGCAATAAAGCCGCGATCGGCAAAAAATAAAGGCCTTGAATGGCAAAAAGAGACCTGCGAAATGGTAAGCCGGATCACAGGGATTCCTTACGACCAAAAAAGCGACGATTGCGAAATTCATTCACGTGAAAGCGGACTTAACGGAGTCGATGTGATTTTGCGGGGCGAAGCGAAAAAGCGTTTTCCTTTTTGTATTGAGTGTAAAAATGCAAAGACTATATCGCTTGCCGAATGGGTAAGACAGGCGCAAGATAACTGTAATGAGAGTGATAATTGGCTGCTCGTTATTAAAAGCCCAATCCTACCGATGAAGAAGATAGCGGTAATGGCATTGTCAAAGTTTGAACAGCTTGCAACAGATATACTACAAGGTTGATTATTACCTATATCTGATATAGAATAGATAAAAGAAGAATTCAAAAAAACTTATACAAGTATCATACTGACCAATGATACCGTTAAAACGGTGGAAAAAATGAACGGGCGTTTTAATCGTATCTTTGCGTATCTTAATCGAAAGAAAGACGAACAATTTTCAGGCAGCATAAAATTGAGCTTTGAAAGCGGAGTATGTATCGCTATCAGTGAAGCAAATCGTCATGATATTCCTTTAACAAAAACGGGAGATAATGCTATCGCTGTTAGCTGTCTTGCTATGGCAGAAAAACATGACTTTAACGGTGCCGTTGTATTTGTTTTTGAAGATGGAAAAATTACCGAATACTCATATTCAAAAACATACAAAGGCGATACTCTTAAAAAATTTTTGGGAGATTAACGTGCAAGTATGCCTTATATGCGGAAAAGCAATAAAGTATATAGCTACCGGTTTTAAAACAACCGAAGTGTGCAATGCCGAAAAAATCGAATTTATATCGGAAGGCGGGCATATTTTAAAAGGCTATATGCGCCATGTTTGCACACCGAGAGAGCAGGAACAATATAATGCCGAAAAATGAAGATATTGAGACGTCAGAGCAACGGGAAGAAAAACCGAAAAAACGGCGTAATAGCAAACAGAAAGATACATTCTCAATCACGCTTGAAGACGGAAGCGTAATAGATCTTGATTCTTTCGATTATGGGGACGTGAAGCTAACACAAAAAGAAAAGCTGTTTATTCTCTGGTATACCTACCCTGCAAGTAGTACTTATCATGATTCAGCAAAATCGGCACGCAAAGCCGGATATTCACAGAAAAACGCCCGCATGAGCGGGTATAATTTACGCCATAATCCGAAAATTGCGCCGCTTATCGCACAGTTTGATAAAGACGTCGTAAAGACCGGTATTGAAGATGCCTATCACCGAATTATTCAGCGGAAGATAGCGCGGAGTGAGTTTAAGGGGCTGGACTTTTATAACATTGAAAACCACATAGCAGAAAACGGCAAAATTCATACGAGTGTTACCATTAAAAAACCGGAAGAACTGACCGAAGAGCAGAAACTTTGTATAGACGGGCTTGAGTTTGTCGGGCAGCAGTCAATTCCGAATTATAAATTACCCAACAGAACCGCCGAAGAAAATAAGCTCATTGAATTGTACGAAAAGATAAACGGTGAAGGCAACAAAGAAGGGTATGAAGTGGAGACAACGGCGGAAATTATAAAAGGAAACCTGCAAGTCAAGACAAAAATTGTTAAGGCAAATTCAGAAATAACGGAATTATCTGAACTTACAAACATCGGGGCAATAAAGAGAGAAGAAGAGGATTAAAGCGAACAATGAAGCTATGGACGCCGGAAGAAAAATTAAATTATGTTTACGCGTTTATGAAGTACGATCATAAGGATATTGAATTAGACTTCTGGCAAGACGATTTTATACTAAACCGAAACCGTTATATTTGCCTTCTTAAAAGCAGGCAGACCGGTTTTTCTTTTGTTGTTTCGATTAAAGGACTTGTAAAGGCTTTAGACCCTGCAAGAACGCAGTACACAAAACAATTTGTATCATATAACGAAGAGGATGCTCAGGAAAAAATCAGATACGCTAAACAGTTCTATGATTCAATTCCAAGACAATATAAAAAGAAGCTCATACACCAAACGGCAACAATGCTTGAATTTGAAGATGTGAGCGGTAAGACTACGAGTCGTTTAATCAGTTTACCATGCAGACCTCCACGTGGACGAAACGGCGATATTTGCCTTGATGAGTTTGGTGTTTATTTAGCGCGTCTTTCAAAAGAAATCTATACGGCAGCTTCATTTTGTACATTGCGTAGAGGTTGCATTGAGGTTGGAAGTACACCATTAGGAACGATCGGTAAGTTTTACGAGATTTGCACGGATAGAGAGCGTTATCCGAACTTTGACCGCTATTTTGTGCCGTGGTGGTATGCAAAAGTAATGTGTAAAGATGTGCGGAGCGCGGTACAGTTTGCTAAAGAAATGCCGACAGAGGAACGGGTAGCAAAATACGGAACAGACCGCCTTATATCGCTTTTTGAAAACTCTACGTTAGAGGATTTTCAGCAAGAATGTGAATGTGTGTTTATTGATTCAAGTGCCAGTTATATATCGCTCGAATTGATTTATGCGAATACGCCGGGAAGAAGGGAGCAGGAGTTATTATCAAACATTGAAAATGATGAGGAGTATTACAATGCTAAAAGAGGTGTAGAAATACATTGTTTCAAAGAAGCTGGCGATTTGATTTTGAATTATAGCCCTGAAAAACATGGCTCTCCGCTGTTTATGGGGCTTGATATTGGACGCATAAAAGACGCGACCGTTTTTTATATAATCGGAATAGTTGGCGGAAAGAAAAGAAGTGTATTAAGACTCGAAATGAGAAACGCCGATTTTGACAGTCAATTTAATGTTCTTAATACGCTTATGGAAAACTTGCCGATTTACCGTTGCAGCATTGATGACGGTGGGCTTGGTAAGAATCTTGCAGAGAACGCTCATAAACGCTATGGAGAGCGAGCAGAAATCTTTCACTTTACCCTGCAATCAAAAGAAGTACTTGCAATGAGCGTTAAAATGGGATTGGAGCGCAGGGAGTTTGAACTTGAAAACGATAGAGAGTTTCACGCACAAATCCATTCGATAAAGCGCACGCCGTCAAGTGGTGGCAGTTTCCGCTATGATGCTGAGCGAAACGAAAAAGGACATGCCGACAGCTTTTGGGCGTGGGCATTGGCAAATCACGCAGCAACAGCACAGAGCGGTACCCCTAACTTTTACGACGAATACGCTAGAAAAAAGAAGGCTGTCGTGGTAAACTCTAATAATACAGAAGAACTCTTAAAAAATCCGCAACAACCGCTGACACGGAAACGCGGAGAATCCTTAGCGACCGTTTTAAGGAGAGTTCGAGATGGCAACAAACGATAAAGAACTTGCACTGCTTCCTGCAGGTGTGGAGCCGATAAGCGTACAGCGTGAAATCAATAGGCTTTCACGCATTACAAAACGATTTCAAAATACAGAGTTTTTCAAAAAGACAGACGAGCAAACGGCACAATCTTCATTCTTTGACGACCTTACAATAGTCAATAACGTCTACGGGAACTTGAAAACGGCCGACGGGCATTTTAACCGCGAAGTCGATTGTCAAACGTTGCGCCGCGTATCGAAAAAGGCATGGATAATCAATCTTTGCATTACCAATGTGCAAAAGAAGATGAAACCGTTTTTTAAGCCGTCCACGAACCGCAACCTCCGGGGCTTTATCGTCAAAAAAGCAGGTGAAGATATTATTAAAGCCGCAGGGCAAAAGTCAAAAGAAAGAGCCCTTATAGAGCAGTTTCTTCTGAACACTGGATTTGACAAAAACACCGATCGCGATAATCTTTCCAGATTTTGTACAAAAATCGTGCGTGATGCGCTTGAAATTGACCAAGTTGCAACGGAAATCGGTTATACCAGAGCCGGTAAACCGTATGCGTTCTGGGCGGTAGACGGCGCAACAATTGAAAAAGTTTTACCCGACCAAGAAAACCCGTACAATATCAAACACATTCAAATAATCAACAGTATTCCGAAAGCGTTTTACCCGGAAGGATCGTTGATTTTTGACTATCAGAATCCGAGAACGGATATAAACTATTCTTTTTACGGCTATTCGGTTGTAGAGCAAGCAATAGACCTTATAACAAGTACCATTAACGCATTTACATACAATTCCGGTTTTTTCACGGAAAATAAATTGCCGCGCGGTATGCTTTTGCTTGACGGAAACGCGAGCCAAGAAACCGTAGAGCAAATGGAAGACTATATAGCTGACATTATGAGCGGTTCCCCGTCGAACCAATGGCGGGTGCCGATTATTCCGGCAGGGAATGGAACCGGCGGAGATGCGAATGCTATTAAGTGGGTGTCATTGGGCGGAACAAACCGTGAAATGGAGTTTCAAGGCTGGCTTGATCTTCTTATCAGTGCGACTGTTTCTCTTTTTGGCTGCAGCATGGAAGAGTTAGGACTGCACAGCTCAAAATCGCAGCCGGTTTTTGAACGAAATGCAGCCCCTGAAATTGAAGCGAGCAAGTCGCTTGTTTTGGGCGATATGCTTTCTTTTGTGCAGCAGTATCTAAATAAAATCGTTGAGAAAGTATTTCCCGGATATGAAATCGAGTTTGTGGGGTATGAGCGGGACGACCCTAAGCAAATTCTTGATCTTACGAAAGGAGAACTTGAATCATATAAGACGGTCAACGAGGTGCGTAAGGAAAAAGGTTTGCCGCCGCTTGAATCAAAGTGGGCTAATGAATGCCCTGCTAACCCGCAGCTGGTGCAGATGTATCAAGCGGAACAAATGGACGATGCCGGAGGAATGGAAGACCCCGAAGGGGGCGCCGACGGCGGCTGGGAAGATGTCGGTAGCGGCGGAGAAAATGAGGGCGGAAACAGTGAGCCTGATTTTGGAAGCGGTGAAGAAGATAACGCAGAGCCGGAAGACGGAAACAGGGTCAATAAGTCGTTGATATATGTATTTTAGGTGAAGTTTTTATGAGCTTTAATAATAAAAGGCATTACAACAATGTCAATAGAAACATTGAAATTGAAATAAACGACATCACCGAAGGGAACCGGATAGCAAAGTTTACGCAGCTTGAAAAATGTCTTACAGGCGGTGTACCCGAATACGTTCCGGCGGATAATACCACCCCACTACCGAGCGTGAATATCCGAATGAAAGACTGCTCCAACGAACGCATAGAAAAAGCCTTACGCACAATGGCAATGTCTTTTGATATTCCGCTTAAAAGCGCAAAAGGTGAAGTCTTTTTGTATAAGGCGCAGGAAGATTTAACGGACAAATGGTGTGTCTTCTTTTCCGAATTGGTAAGAAATACATACGACTTTATAACCGATTATTGTGATTTACCCAAAAAAACAGTCATGTCAAAATCCGTTCTTACTCACAAGGGTAAGATTTTGTATTACCCCGAAACCGGAGAGCCGATAAAACAAGCCGATTGGGATAAGTTTGTAAAAAACCTCGAAAAGTTTTTAAACCGACACATAAAAGATGCGGAAAAGAAAATCATTCTTCAATCCAATTCACTCGGAAAAATCCTTGACCGTATGCTCAAATACAACACATTGGAAGCCGTAAAAGAATTACAGCTTGAAAAATTGCAGTATCACGGAAAAAGTTTCGACTGGATAAGTGAATCCGTTAAAAACATGAAAAACACTTTCGGCGATTACTTTACCAGAAGAGAACAAGCGCGTATCGAAATGCTTACACAATCGGCCGCAATAAAAGTAACAAATATTACGGATAAAATGTGCGGCGACATCAAGCAAATCCTTATTGACGGTGTAAAAGAGCATAAAAGTAAAAGCGAAGTATCACAAGCGTTGTTTGACAAAATGGTAGGCGATAACCGCGATTATCAGCGGCTTGCAGATACGGAGATACAGAATGCTGTCAATAATTCCTTTTTACGCGAGGAAGTACAGAATACCCCTGATGGTAAAAAAACATACTTCCAGCGGATTGAAGTCATAGACAAAAATACGTGCGCTTTTTGCAAACGTATGAACGGTAAAATTGCCGTGTGGAGCGATAAGCCACTTAAAGACGAAAAGGCACATGACGGTGTAGCTGACTTCGTTATTTGGGAAGGGAAGGAATGGAACGGCAAGGGACACAGCTTTACCACCGGCGTATTTCATCCTTATTGCCGCGGTACATGGGTACGTTACGACACTGATATTGATAACGCAAGAATTGATGCGCTTGTTGCTGAGCAAAGCGGACGAGCAAAAAAGTGGAATGATGCGGTAAAGCAGGCAAAAGAAGAATACAAAAAGAACGGTATCGCAAATCCTGATGATACAACGCAAGGTTTTACCGACCGCATAAACGAGTTGTACAAACAAGATTTGACTAACGAATAACACGGCAAAAAGGAAAGCATTTACAAGATTGTTAATAGAAAATGTATGAATTTATATACGAAAATTTACTTTTAAGCGTATTGAGGAGGGACTATGAAGGGAATTAAATTTTTGGAACGTTGGCGGGACAAATTGAACGAGATAAACAAAGCTCGTGCCGTGAAGTATATCCGCCGCTATCCGAAGAAAACGGGTAAAGGCTATAACTATGTTTATCAGGATAGCTGGAAGCACCCATTTAAGGCGTTGCTTGAGTGCTTCGGCATAAAGCAAAAGAAGATCGATGACAACTATGCAAAGCACGACATCAAAAAAAACTTCGGTGCAGACAAGCAGACTTTTGCCGCTCACGTACTGGAGTATTTTACGAATAAAATAAAGTGGGATACGCTTTTTTCAAAAAAAGAAGCCCGGGATAAATACAAAGAACTGGTGCAGCAGAAAGCGGTACAAGAACGTGCAAAAGCAAAAAGTGTAGCAGAATCCGTTGCGAAAAAACCTGACAACGATAAGATGATTGTAAACCGCTCATTGATGCGTAAGGTATGGAGTATTTACAGCGTAGAAGGACAGCGCCTTGAGGCAGCAGAAAGTACAGCAAAGCAAAAAGCAGCCGCTAAAGAGGGCGTATTTACCGATAATAAAGAATCTGTCGCGGGTTCTAAAGGCTGGCTTGAAAACTACTACAAAGATTCTGTAGGCGGTATGACAATTCAGGATGTTAAGGACGGTAAGGCTCATATCATAGACCTTACTAAAAAGACTGAAAAAGAAAGCGAAGCAGAAAAACACGCAAACCGCAGTGAGGCGATGAAAGGCAATCAGAACGCAAAGAAATTTGGAATGCCCGAAGATGTGTACGATACTCTGCGAAACATGGTAAGGAATACTAAAGGTTTCGGTGTTGTAAATCGTCAAATTCTGTTTAGTAAGTTGTACAAAGATGATTCTTTTAAAGAGCAACTGGATAAATACGGCGGTGTAAACAATCAGAAAATTACAGGCTATAATGGGTCTGACATTTTCAATGCGTTGTATGACGATGCAAAAGGAGGTAATGCAAATGAAGGAAATAACACTGACACTGAGCAAAGAGGAGTTTCCGCAGGTGTTGAAGACGTACGGATTGGAAGGGGCAAAGATGCAAGCAATCAGAATGTGTCTAGCCCAGAAAATGGAGATAACGGAAGTCAACCTGTATTCAGTTCTAATCAATCTGGAAGAGGACTTGCAGATGCAGACGGCGATGTTAACAGAGGACGAGGAAGAATAACCAAAGGACAGGCGCGTAAAATCCGCGAGCAGTGCCGCGAAATCCTTAAAAAGTCCGATTCCGAAATGACCGAATCAGATAAACAAATTCTTTCACAGTATGTTGGTGCCGGCGGTACGGATGAGGACAGCAGCTCAAACAGTGGTGTTCTCTATGAGTTTTACACGCCGCGCAATGTCATCTCTAAAGTATGGCAGCTGGTAGATAAATATAATCCAAGACAAGATAAAACCGTTATTGAACCGTCAAGCGGCATAGGGCGTTTTGCGGAGGGTAGAAGCGAAAAGTTTACGATGTTCGAACTTGAAGAAGATTCCGCGCGTATTGCGCATATTCTTCATCCTGATGCAGAAATTGTGCAGGGTGCTTTTCAAGAACACTTTATGAAGCAAAAACAGGGGCGCTTCACAAAAAATTTTGAACAATACGATGTTGCAGTAGGGAATCCGCCTTACGGTGCATACACCGGTAAATATAAGGGGCTGGGAGAAGGCAAAGACTTCAAACGCTATGAATCGTACTTTATGGCACGCACGCTTGATACGGTAAAAGACAGCGGTATTATGGCAATGGTCGTACCGAGCGGATTTTTAGACGGCGGCAGTGCATACGGTAGGGATTTGGAGAAAATTGCCGGTAAAGCCGAATTACTTGAGGCATGGCGGCTGCCAAACGGCACTTTTGAAAGTACCGATGTCGGAACCGATATTGTCGTATTCCGAAAAGGAAAAGGCACCACGGTAGAGGCTCTGAAAAGCTACTTTGACACAAATCCGGATCATATTGCAGGTGAACAGTCTATCAGAATTGGGCGCTTTGGTGAGGAAACATATATCAAACCGAAAGACGGCGAAACCTTTGAAAGCGCCGTTGCAAATATCGATGTCGGGCACACGATAGTAGAAAAGCAGATTGAAGCAGTTGCCAAAAATGTAACAGCACAGCCGGAGACAAAGAAAGCGGAAAAAATCACCGATAAAACAAAGTTCGGCGATTTTGTGCAGACTGAAAAAGGAACAGGGCTTGTTGTCGGTTATTTGCATGGGAAAAACCGTAAAATAACGGGTGTTGTTGTGAATGTAGACGGCAAGAGTGAGAAGATTACGTTTGCTGATGTAGACAGCAGTCATACACACCTGTCTGATGCGATGAAAGGTAACAAGAATGCTGCCGGTGAGCACGATTATCCGATTGACCCAAAGGCGCAGTTACTTGATGCGGAAGCCTTCAATAAAAAGTATGGCAAGAATATCGACCCGCAAGACCTGCCTATTTGGAAGGTTACCGATAAATTCGGCAACGTTGATATGACAAAACTCACCCCTGAACAAAAAAAGTATGTCGAACACTCCGATCACTTTGTAAAGGATGGTCAGGTGTATACAAACGTTGTCAATTATGCAAGCGGAAACATCCGGCAGAAGTTACGGGAGCTTGACGAAAACGATCCGCAGTATACGCTTAAAAAATCATTGCTTGAGGCTGTTTGCCCTAAAGAAAAAGGTTTTTTGCGTACGTGGAAAGAAACCGAAATTGACGAAAACGGTAATAAAGTCGAGGTTGAAAAATCAGACGGCTTTACACTCTCCCCTATTACCGACTGGACACGTGAATATGTTATGAAAGACGGCGGCGACCTGATTAACGGGTTCCGCGCATGGGTGTTAAACGGCCGGCGCAATTATGACCCAAGCGATTCTCCTGTTGCCCGCGAAGAAATACCGCCCGAATTGAGTTGGAGTGATATAGATAAATTCATAGAGAAACAAGAGCTAAGGCTTGATCGAGGTGAAGCCGGAACAGATGATAAAAAAAGCAAAGAACGTTACCGAGAGCGCAAAATGCAACTGAGACGTGATACGGCAATAAAACTGTTCAACCGGTATCTTACGGAAGGATTAAATCTTGAGGAACAGTCCGCACTCATTGAAGCATGGAATGATAAGGCGAATTCATTTGTAAACCCTGATTATATAAAGATTCCGATTTTTGTAGACGGTATGTGTACGCATAAAGGTTCAAAAGAGTTCAATCTTTCCGAACAGCAAATGAAAGGAATTTCCATGCTGACGAATAAAGGCACCGGCTTACTTGCCTATGATGTGGGTGTTGGCAAAACCGCGTGCGGAATTGTCGCTACTGTCAATCAAATTCAAACAGGAAGAGCAAAAAAACCGCTTATTTGCGTACCAAAGGCTGTGTATACAAACTGGATTAAATCAATTCATCAATTCTTTCCCAATATGAAAGTAAACGAACTTGGAAATCTCTCTAAACATTACTGGCAAGAAGGAATGAAAATTGATGATGGGACTATTTCCGTTTGCACCTATGAAGGTCTGGAAAATATTGGTTTTAATGATCAGGAAGAAGCAGAAATACAAGAAGACGTAGAATTTGGTGCAATGGAAACGAGCGCGGAAGGCAAATCTAAGCGAGCGAAAGCAAGCGAAAGTGAAAAACAAGCCGAACTTGTTGGAGAGATGGGAAGAACTCGTGATGGCGGTGTACAATTCAGTGAATTAGGATTTGATCATATCACCGTAGACGAAGTACATAACTTTCGTAACCTGTTTAAGATGCCGCGGCACATGAATAAAAACGGTAAAAATGAGCAAGGAGAATCAAACGAGTTTGACGGACTTGGAAGCGGCGGAGAGCCAGCAGATAGAGCAAAAAAGCTCTTTGCAATTACACAGCTTATTCAGCGTCATAACGACGGGCGTAATACCTTTTTGTTCAGCGCAACGCCGTTTCAGAACTCACCGACCGAAGTGTATTCTATTTTATCCTATATGGCACGTGATAAGCTCAAAGAAATGGGCTATTACTCTTTGGAGCAATTCGTGTCAAACTTCTGCAAGGTGCAGCGTGAATACGTCGTAAAGGCCAATCGTGTGACCGAAGCGCCGGTCGTAAAGGGCTTTGAAAACCTTTCAGAATTACAGGGGCTTTTGGTGTCATATATGGATAAAGTGGACGGTGAAGAAGCGGGCGTTGTACGTCCATATAAACGACCCCACGCACCGGAGCTTGAGCTTTCTGATCTACAAAAAGCAATTATGAATGAGTGCAGCGCATATATTGAAAAGCAAGAACAAACACCGAAAAAAGAGCGAGATGACGGCTATATGTTCCGCGCTATGAATGCTATGAAAAATTGCGCATTAAGTCCCGTACTGGTTGACCCCAGTTTTATTCCTGAAGGTTATGATGTTCCACCAGCGAGCGAATTTGTTGAATCATCGCCGAAATTAAAATTCACGTGCGATTCAATTATTGCGCAGTACAAACAGAATAAGAAGAACGGGCAGATTATGTATATGCCAAGCGGTGTTGAGCAGTTTCCGCAGGTGCGTAACTACCTCGTAAAACATGGTATGCCGAAAGAGGCAATCGCATTGGTTAAGGGTGCCGCTACTACAGACAAAGCACTTGAGGAACGCGACGAAACGTTTAAAGATTTCAACAATCCTGACGGGAAATGCAAGGTTATCATCGGTTTAAGCACCATTAAAGAAGGTTGTAACTTACAGGGAAACACCACAACGATTTACTGTACACAGCTTGACTGGAATCCTACCGATGTCCAGCAGCTTTGGGGGCGCGGTTGGCGGCAGGGAAACCGGCAAGGGATTGTCCACTGTATAACGCCGCTTATGCACGACTCTCTTGACCCAATGATTTACCAAAAGCACGATGAAAAGAGCAGCCGTACTAATGATCTGTATTCATATAAAGGCGATGCCATGAACGCACAGGATGTAAACCCTGAAGAATTGAAATTCTCACTAATAAAAGACCCGAAAAAGCGGGCAGATTTACAAGTGATGGAGTTTACAGAAAAAAATAAAAGCGACCAAAAAATGTACGGACAGCTTATTGATGTGCTGCACAAACAGATTGAAACCGCCTTTAAGAGTGATGAAGAAATAGCGGAAAATGCTAAAAATGGGATTGATTGGAAATTTGAAGGCGTTGACGCAGAGAAAAAAAAGATTGCTGAATATGAGCAGAATATCAAAGACCTTAAAGAGAAGCTCGCTCTTTTCAAGAAAGATTATAAGGGAAAAGAAGATTCCTTTTCACACGACGATCGCGAGGCGTTGGGAAAATATGATACTGCTGTAAGTAATATCAGATGGGGATGGCGGAACGGTAGGAGCGGGTATGATGAAGCCTTACACGATTTCGACCTTTTTATAACCGGACAAGAAGAAGGGATTGCGCGGTCTAAATCCTTTATCAAGACCTACAACAAAAACCTAAAAAAACTGGCTGATGCACGTGAATCCTGCCGTTCTTATCTTGCCTCAAAAAATATGCACTCTCAAAAAGATTGCGAAGAGAAGATACAGGATTATGTGCGCCTTATGGATGAAGCTAGAAAGAATATCGATAGGGCAAAAGACATGCGAGCGCAGTTTTTACAAGAAGCCATAGCATACAACGAAGCGAATAAAAAGAATATTCTCAGCGTTGATGAACTGGTAAAACTCAATGTAGAAAGCATTATGAACGATTTACACCCGATGGACGATGAATGGAAGGCAAAGATCAAAGCCGAAAACGAGGCAAAAAAGACTGGAAGAGCTGTAAAGAAGGCATGGTGTTATTTTGACAAGAACGGAAACCTGTTCTTTAGGAAAAGTGCATTTTCACGGATTGCATAAGCGGTATTGCTCATACCGACGACACATAATAAACTGATAACGGTTGTTATGCAAAAGCAAACGCCGATTATTCCCTAACACAACAGTAGGGAGTAGTCGGCGTTTTTTTTATTTCCACAAAGATTGATAAGGGAGAGGCAAAAACATGAGGATTATTTTTCAACAGGAAACATTAGATGCAATGCAAAAGGCGTTCGGTAAACGGGATTTAGCAAAATTGCGAAAAGAAATCATTACCGACAAGAACGGGCACCGGCGTACGGTATGGGTAAAAAATGATCGAGCACAGTCGGTAAAGCCGCAGAAAAAGACCGCGCAAGATGTACAAAATATGCACTCATACGCACATACACGCGGTGATCACGTCATTTTTATGAAGGATGGACAGCCGTTAACCGGTAAAATTGTCGACCTAGGTAGAGACGGTGTAACGGTTTTAGGAACGGGGAAAGCTAAAGGTCAATCATTCAAAGTCTTGCATAGCGATATAAAGCAAGTTACTAAAATGATAAATACTAATGATGCCATCCGTGGACTCATGAATCAAAATAGCATTAAATCCGGTTGGCGTGGTACTGACGGAATGCAGCCTGAAGTATGCGATACAATCGAAGGATTGTATGACACAGTGGAAGCTGCAAGAGGCGAGTTCAGTAACTTTACCGACAGTGTTTGCCAAAAGTTCCTTGCGCTGAACCCTATCGTTATGAAACGAGATACTTTGAAGAGCGAGAAACGAATAAAAGAAAAGCTGCGCGAAGATGAGAATTCTTACAAGAAAGGTTGTGAAAAGACAGGAGCTGAATATAGACCGATGAACTATGACGAGAGAACAGACACTTATCATTGCCGGACTATCCGCGATTGTGACGGGCATACAATCTGTCTTAACAGTATTGAAGATGTAGCGAATGTACTAAAGCACCTTGACGGTATGAAGGAAGTTGCGAGAATCAAGAATAATTTCGGCAAGCCTTCACCAGTCGGATATTCTGATATCAACTGTAATGTTAAACTTTCAAACGGCGCGATTGTTGAGTTACAGGTAAACACTACCGCAAATATGGTTGCAAAAGAGCGTTACGGACACGCACTTTATGAAGTTTATCGCTCGGTTGTAAGCAATCCTAAGTATGCCAAACTTGCTGACATTATGGGTAAGGCACAAACAGACCTTTATGGACTTTCAAACAAATATTCAAAAGAGGGTAATTTTTCGACTGCCAATATACCAAAAGGGCGGGATGGAAACGCAAATATTTTTGACGGTGGTTATAAACACACGCCTTATGCAGATGCTATCAGAGATTATGTAAATAGAGCGATTCCGCTTTTCAATCAGGCAAAGGCGGAGGGCGTTCTGAACGATGATACAATCAAGCACTTTGAGCATTTGGTTGAATACATACGCTAAACTATTTGCAAAAATCGCACTTTCGTGATATATTGAAAGTGCAAGGGGTGAAATATGAGATACTTTTTGAGTGATTATGACAAGGCTTTTGCCATAGATACAAAAGGCAACGAGTTTTATGTTTCAAAGTCCGAAGGGCTTATCCCTGCGGAAAAAGGAACAGTAGATTTGATGTGGGGCGGAATTACCGAAGAAGAGGCGAAAAAATACGCTTGGTAAATTACCGCAATATGAATAAAGCCCGCTATTCTTTTCTGAATAGTTATAGCCCTAGCCTGTCTAGGGCTTTTTTATTTTAAAAATATGCCGATAAATAAAACATGATTACAGGAACACAATTAAAAACTTATTGTTATCAACTTGAAAAAATCGGGTATGAAATCGGCCGCAGGGCTATAAATGAAGAGCAGAAAAAAGAACTTAAGAAGGCGTATGAGAACGGCTTGAATAAAGGTATTGCAGCTTATGAGGAATCTGCCCAAATAATGGCTGAAAGAGATATGAATGATTTTATTAATAGTTAAAGATGTAGGAGGTAGGCTATGAAATATTACGCAGATGATTATGAAGATATTTGGGCTGTTGACGAAAATGGAAAAACATTCGTCTTCTCTTACAAGACGAAAAAACTTGAACCAACGACAAGATTCAATCCTATGTGGGGTGGCGTTTCGGAAGAATATGCTAAAAAGCGTATGGCCGAAATTGCTGCAGCATAAAGTGGAAGTTGGTAATACTTAAAAATGAGACCGTGGGAAAATCTCGCGGTCTTTTTCTTTGTCTACAAGGTAGCAAGCATTATAACAAGAGGTTAGTATGAACGGACTCCTTATCCAGAAAGCAATCATTTTTGCTACTAAAAAACATGAAGGGCAAAAACGCAAGGGTACTGATATTCCCTATATCGTCCATCCGATGGAAGCTATGCAGATTCTAACGGCTATGGATTGCAGTCAAGACGTAATTATTGCTGGTATCCTGCACGATACACTTGAAGACACTGATACCACCCCGGAAGAGATTAAAGAATCGTTCGGAAATGCCGTTCTTGCCATAGTCCAGACTGAAAGCGAAGATAAGTCAAAAACATGGAAGGAGCGAAAGCAACGAACTGTAGACGAAATACAAGAAGCAAGTACGGAATCACGGCAGGTCTGCTTTGCGGATAAGCTATCAAACATACGGAGTATGTACCGTGATAAGCTCAGCATTGGCGAAAAGATATGGGAGCGGTTCAATGCGGGGAAAAATGATATAGCATGGTATTATCAGAGTATTGCCGATGCGCTCAAAAGCAATGGATTTAACGATACTTTTCGCAGTGAGCGGGCAAAGCAGCTCTTTAGAGAGTTTCAGGATATAATCGATCGTGTATTTAGCGACTAGAAATTGAAAAAACAACTACAATCCTTGACAAATACCTCTCTTAACCCTATGATATAATAAATAAGAACAACCTTATATATACTTCTTAATTGCGATTTGCACTTTAAAAAGGCAGCCGCTAAAAAGACAGTACGGATGGTACTGAACTTTTGCGAGGCTGTCTTTTTTTTGTTTTACGAGGTGCAGCAATGACCGATACGGATACATTTAACACTATTTATCTTGATCTCGAAATTAGAAAATCAAAAGGAAAAGTAGACGATTTCGGTAATTATCTGTTTGAAGTAGAAGCTAGTAACGAAAATTTAGACTTACAAAATCAAATAGTCCTACAAAATGCGCTGATGGAATCCAAAGAGGAGTTTTTAAAAGGTGGTGTTATTTCGTATAACCACCTTCACAAGCGCAAGGACGAAAACGGTAATGTGATAGCCGATGATTCTATGATTATCGGTGAGCCGGTCGATGTTTTGTTTGACGAAAAAACAAAAAAGACAATCGTAAAGGGCAAGCTCTACGCAACGAATGAAAAAGCAAAGGATATAATCAAAATGCTAAAAGCCGGTTCTACCCGCGTAAGGGCAAGTGTCGGCGGCATATTCCCGAAAGTCATAAAGAATGTAAAAACAGGCGTTGAAAAAATCACCCATGTACTGTGGAATGATTTAGCACTTACCACGATGCCGGTAAACAATACTGTCGGCTATGCCGTTTTTGCAAAGTCGATGACATCGGCACAATTTATTGAAAGCCTGCCGATTGAAATTAAAAAATCACTCTGTGCAGGATATAACACCGATTCAGCTACAACCACCGGCGGGCAAGCTCTTATCCCGGAAGATACGAATACCAAAACAATTGATGCAACCGAGAAATCACAAACAGCAGAAGCTGATGTACATGAGGCTATTGCCGGTCTTATTGAAATGCTTAAAAGAGGACGGGTGAACGGCAAAGAAGATGCAGCTGATTACCTGACTGCGCATGGTGTACCAAAAGAAAAAACCGACGAAATAATCGCAGAAATTATAGATCAAGGAGGGTTAATGATGAAAAAATCATTTAGCGATTCTGTTGCAAGTCTTTTGAAGTCTCTCGTAGGCGGCAGCGGAAATGGAGATGAAGACGACATCAAAAAGAATGAAGGCGGCGCAAATGGCAATGATCCCGCAGGAAACAATGATGACGACGACATCGAGAAAAACAAAGCTGATCCTGGAGAAGGCGGCGAAGGTGAAGGCAACGGAGACGATGGTGATGGTGATGATGTGAGCGGTGAGGAGGTGCTTAAAGCGATTGATGCAGACCTTACTGCAATGCGCAAGTCTATCCAAGCCTATCAGGAGCAGATTCAAGATTTGGGCGGAGCGATTGAAGGTCTTGCTCAAATGATTTACGCAATCGGCAACCAGCAGCTTCCGCCTAAATCGGTTCTTAACAAGAGCTTTGGTGGGACGCCCGGAGCAAACAACGGAGTAGGCGCACAAGCATCTATTCAAAAAGGAAGACCTACGGAGGACGACCTGTATAGAGTGCAGTGCATCTTACAGCGGTGCGTACAGGATGGGACAATCGACATGATTAAATCCAGTATGATTTCATCGGATATGCAAAAATGTATGCACACCGGTCAGCCGATGAAAGACGAATATTACAAGTTCTTGCAGAAAGAGCTTGCGAAGGAGGCTAAATAATGGGCTTTTTTGACAGCACATCTTCCGGCGAAATGGCTACGCCGGAAGTAAACGAATTGCAGAAAGCACTTTCTGCAGGTTACGGCACGGATTCGGCGCAGTTTACCGGAGGCCGCGCCTTAATTCCTGAAAATCTTGAATCGGAAGTTGTGAATGTTGTTTCGCAATTGAAAGAAGATTGCAAGGTTATGAATCAAGTGAAGAAGACGCCGGTTAAATCTACCGTGCATGAGGTCATCTTACGCACCGGACATGGCGATTGGCGTCATCTTTCCGTTGCCGAAGGCGGAGAATCTGTTGACACAGACCAAACATTTAATCGCATGCCTTTTGCAATGAAATACTTGCAAACACGCCGCTCGGTTACCAAGCAGATGGACGCTGCCGAAACGTTTGAGGGCGCTCTTGCAAGCGAAAAACTCTCCGGCGTTGAGACCATCATCAAAGGTTCCGAATATATGTGCTTTCATGGGGATTCGGCTATCGTTCCGACCGAATTTGACGGTTTCCTTGCCGCTATCAATAAAGCGAAAGAAGCTGACCGCAATATCATCAACCTTAAAGGTGCGAAAATCGGTACTTACGGCGAAAAAATCTTTGACGAAATTGCCGCAAAAGTCCGGCAAAAAGGCGGGTTTATCGATAAGGCTCTTTTCCCGACCGTGCTTGCCAAAGATATAAAAGAATTGTTTGAAGAAAAACAGCGGTACATTATGAATCAGCCGGTGCCCAATCTTTCTTTTAAATCAATTCCTGATTACGGAACGGCCGTCGGCGCAAACATCGCGTTAAGCGGTGAAGAAGCCGGTGATGATATGTTCTTTGAAGTGAAAGGAACGGTCGTTGCAGAAGGAGATACAACCAAACGGCCTGCCGCGCCTGCTAGCGTTACAGCCGCAGCAAGCGGGACTGGTTCTTCTTTTACTGCGGGTGATGCAGGCGATTATATGTACACAGTACACGCTGTAAATCAGTACGGTATTTCAGCGGGGACTGCGCTTGCAGCTGCTGCTACGGTTGCGGCCGGTAATAAGGTAACACTGACTATTACACCGGGTTCGGGCGTAAGAGGTACCGGTTATATCATCTGCCGTTCAAAAAAGGACGGTACGCAAGTAATGGAAATGGATAAGGTAGCGGATTCAGGGGAATCTACTACGGTTTACGAGGACAAGAATGAAGAGTTGCCGGGAACGGCTTCCATGCTGTTCTTGCCAAAGAAACGTTTCCAGCCGGTGTACACCTTTGCCCAGCTTTTGCCGGTATGTACGTTCCCGCTGTCTCCGGTAAACAAGGCGGAAACCCCGTTCCTTGTTATGATGTTCGGTGCGCTTGAAGTTCGCGCTCCGAAACAATGTGGTCTTGTTAAGAACATCGCGTATACGGGAGGTTTGTACTAATGGCAAGAAAAGCATCGGAAAATAAAACCGGTGTTGCAGAACAAGCTACAGCAGCCGAAGAGAAAACGACGGCTGCTGAAAGTGCTGTACCTGCAACGGAAAACGACAAGCAAACAAGCGCCGATTCTGCGATTGAAAATACCGGCGACACCGGCGTGGATAACGAAACGGTAACCGCTGGTAACGAAGCCGAAGAGAAAACGACGGATAGCGAAACAGGCGACACATCCGGTGAAACGGAAGATTCGTCCGATGGAGCAGACGGTAATCCCGATGCAACGGACGATGAAACCGGTGAAACGGACGGCGCGGATGATGATGAAGACGGTGATCCTGAAAAAGTGAAACAAGAGCCTAAGACCGGCACAGGTTTTAAGTTCAATGTTTCATCCGACGGCTTTGTAGAAGTTATTTCGGAAAAAAGAGCGGGAAAGTCTGTAACCGGAGCTACCGGAGAAATCATCACGTTTGACGATAAAGGCTATGCCAAAGTGAAACTCGAAGATGCCATCCATTTCTCGCAGGTTCCGGGCTTTTCGTTTAAGTAACATAGTAAAAGGCAAAAGGGAATATGATAGCGGCAGTATCGGTAGGCGGTAAAATTGTCATTACGATTAACGATTCGCGTTATGCCGGTTTTCGTCTTGAACGCAGAGCAAACGACGAAGATACCTATTCGGTGTATACGGCAAACGGCTTTCATATTCCCGGTTCCGGCATCATCCCCGTAAGTGTAAACGGGGATATTCTTGATAATTTCAATATTGAAGCAAACAAGCTCTATTCATACCGCTATATCGATTTTGAGGCAGTGAATCTTGCGGATTCAGAATATACGTACTCGAATTGGGTTCGCTCAAGCGGTGATAAAGCGATAGGATATACGTTCAGCAATTATAAAGCAGCTTCAGGAACTTGGGGGACTGCGGTTACCCCCGATGATTTACGGTTTACCTATTTATGGGGTACCGATTTCAAAGCAACAAATGGACAGTCTTATACGGATGAGCAGATACAGTATTTTATTGATGCCAGCACCACGGAGATTGAAAGGCAGCTGGATATTACCATTAAAAAACAAAAAATACGGTGCAATGCTGCAGAACGAAACCTTGTAAAAGGTGTCGATTACGATACGGATGAAGCGGTTTACGATTTTAAATATGCACGTATTTCACGGTACGGAGTAATCAAAACACGGCAGCGACCGATACTCAAGCTCCATAAATTGGAACTTCTTTCACGATGGCAAAGCTGTCGCAATATTACCGACACCACAATTGTTGATAAGACAAAAGGGCTTTTGAAACTGATGGAACGTCCGTTGAGGCCGAGTGAAACATCGAGTGGTATTCAAGCAGCTGTCGGCATGTACGGTAATCAGACGTTACAATCGCAGCTTTTTTATTTGATTGATTATGATGCGGGGTTTGAAACAAGCGATGACATTCCTCAAGACTTACGGGAAATAATTGCAAAGCAGGCGGCGGTAAGTCTCTTAAATATCATCGGCGACGGTCTTATGTCCGGTTTTTCCTCAAGCTCTTTGAGCATGGACGGTCTTTCCGAATCCTTTAGCTCCACGCAGTCGGCTACATCGGCATATTTCGGAGCGAGAATTAAAGAGTACAAAGATGATATAAGCAATTATATCAAACAAAATAAATACAAATTTGCAAATATGCCGATCGGCTGTTTGTAACATACAAGAGAAATTATTTTTGGAATGAGCAGTATGGATGATTTGATAAAAAACCCTGCACATTATTGTAAAGGGCGTAAGTATGAACCGAAAGATGTTATTCATGATTGGGGACTAAACTTCAATCTTGGAAATGCGGTTAAGTATATTTCACGAAACGGACGTAAAGATGGCAATAGTGTATTGCAGGATTTAATGAAAGCCCGGCAATACCTTGATTTTGAAATTGACTTTATTAAAAAAGAGGAACAAGAAAATGCAGCACTATCTTGAAAGAATGATAAAAGAAAAAGAAGACCTTGAAGGCAAGATAAAGCGAGCAAAGAAGGCTATTGAAAATCCGCCGTATGGCATGGATAAAACTCAAAGCGCACTTTTGGTAAAACAGGTAAAGGCAATGGAAGAATATCTTGCTTGCCTTACGGAACGAATTGAATACGATACGCATAAATAACGAAAAGATATAACAAGGAAAATATGGGACAAGGGTTAAGTAAAAACAGTCCTGTTCAACTTGAACTTGGAAAAGAAAATTACGAAGCGCTTATTGAGCGGCACGGTCAATGGGTGCGCTGGCGTATTGCTTCAAAATGCCCGTGTATAAAAGCAAATACGCAGCAACCGGATATCCATTGTAAAAAATGCGGCGGTCTTGGCGTTCTATACGGTTATCAGAAACAAGCGACCGTTTCTCAAACGGTAATGGTATGCAATGGTTCAGGGATTATTGAACTCGATGGAGCCTTTATTGATTGTTTACTTACCCGATGTTATGACAATACCGGAAACATATACGAAAACGCAAAAAAAACAGGTACCTTTGTGATGCTCAATGCCGAGAAGCTGCCGTCAAAAGGTGTTTATGTAACTGCCATAATGACAGCAGCGGTATTAAAAACGGTTGAACATACGCAAGCTGAAAGTATCGGTAACGGCTATTATCGGGTAGCGGGCTTACGTAGTTCAAGAACAAAAACGGAAGGGTTGTATCATACCGCCCCCGGTGATATTGAAAGCATCGGTACAATAAGCGATACCGAAGGAAACACTTACGAAGTCGGAGAAATCCGGCAGGATTATATTTTTGTAAAAAATTTACCGGAAGTACCGCCTAAAACGCTTTTGATAGAACAGGTGCAGTATATTCCACCGTTTACGTTTGTCATCCTCAATCAAAATCTTTCAAAAAGTGATGCTCAAGTCATGCAGGATAATAACGGAGATGCGGTACTCACCTTTCCCTACACGTTCGATGTTTCAGCAGATGACGTTATTACCGTATTAAGCGGAACCTATACACAAAAAAGCATTGTACCAAAAAAAGACGCTGAGTACGATGTTATACCGGCATACTTTGTTGATGAGATTGTTCAATGCGCCGGTGCAGAGCGTGAGTATACGCAAGGTGTTGACTTCATTCTATGCGGTACAAACTACCTAAAATGGCTATGCGATGACCGGCCGGAAGATGGAGAGGGGTATGCCATTACGTATAAAGTGTACCCGACATACAAGGTTGTTAAAACAATTCCGCAAATACGGACAAGTGAGAATCAGCGAATGCCTAAAAAAGCGGTAATCAAACTGTATGACACGTACGGAGAAGCCAGAGGTCTGAATAGGAAATAGCGGGAGGCAAAAACATGAGGATTGTTTTTCAACAGAATACACTGGATGCAATACAAAAATCGCGTTTTTTTACACATAACACAGCAGATTCCGTGCTAAAAGCAGCGCAAAAAACAAGTAGCTTAAACGCAACAAGTAAAAAGGACGGCAAGTTTCGATATTTTCAAAAAAAGATTATCGAATGCTTAACACAGCTTGAGGAAGAAAAATCGCGCGGGATAAAAAAGTCTTTTTCATACATGGTTGATACCATAGTAAAAAGCAAATTTCCCGTAGGCACGATACGGGAATGGAAGGGCAAAAAGTATATAAAGATTGCACCGGGAAAATGGCGACCGAAGTATGACAGCAATTCTCGCGGAGCAAAGCTCGCTGTTGCCGCATTAAAACGAAAAGCAGAGCAATGCAAAACCTCTCAAGAACTGCTACAGCTTGTGCTTGAAAACCGCGATCGCTTTAGCGATAAAGACGGGAAACCGTTACCATTTGTGCAGGAATTACGCGATTATGTTTCAGGATTGAACGATAAGGTAGAAAATACGAAAAACGAAAGCAAACCTAAGAAACCAAATTATACAGAGAAAAAAACTCAAGAAAATAAACAATCTGAAGGAAACGGCGGAGAATCACCCGATGACGGCTATCCTGAAAAGGATTATCCGGAGTACAAAGGTAAGGGGCAAAAGGCTGTAGACTTTATCGTCAAGCAAAAGGGCGGACAAGTACGCGGAGCATTTAACCGTCCTGAAATCGGAGACATTGACGTAGTATGGGGCAAAATTACCAATGCACAAAAACACGAAGGATATGGTCTTGCTCATATCATCGACAAGCACGGAATAGAGGCTACGAAAAAGATTGGGGATGCAATAAAAAATGGGGATATTATCCATCCAAATAATGATAATCGTATTGCGATTGAAAGCAACGGCTATCATATAGGTTTACGACAGCAGTGGAACGGGCAGAAAAAGAATTGGATTATAACAGCTTTTGATAAAGAGGCCGCTGCTAAGACCACACGCTCTACCAGCGATTACACAGGGGAGACTCTCCCTGCAACCTCTAAACAAAGTATAGCACAGTCGGAGGGAAAGTCAAGCGGCGGTATCGCTGATAAAATGGAGCAATGGAAAAAAGAGGGGCGCAAGATAGTCAAAGATGATCGAGGACTTTACTTTTACGAAAGCATGAGTCCTTCTGAAAAAATAGAATGGATTGAAACTGAAATTGCGCGATTGGAGCATGAGAACACATCCCTTAAAGAGAAAAATGCAAACCAAACGCCCGACCATCACACCGATACAATGAATTATTACCACAACGGCGGAGACCCGAAGAAACTAGGTAAGTATTTAGATGATTTGGATAGTACGAGGAAACAACAACGTACACAACAGATAAAGGAAAATGAAGAGGAAATAAAACAGTATAAGGAAGATGTTGACTATTACGCACACAAAACTCATGCTGAGTCTACTACCAGGGCTATACCACAGCCGGATGGAAAGTCAAGCTCAATAAAACAGATTCGCAAAAAATATGAAAGCGCACCAAGTGTTAC